ACTACGATGACCCTGAGAAGTTTGTGTGCAGCGGTGAGAATACCATCACTCGCCCCTTCAAGGTGTCTGAGCGGTATCCTGACTTCGAGAAAAAGTATGTGAAGCCTGCCCTGAAATGGTGGAAGGACTATGTGGAGAGCGGCATTTCCCCCGCCTTTGACGAGCGCAAGGATGCTGAAATCCTGAAAGCTCTCCGCACCAACAACCTGTCTCCTGAAACGGATATGGCGGCGCTGGTCAAGGAAGCCGAAGACCTGAAAGCCAAGCTGGATGCCCACGCCGCTGAGGTGGCTGAGGACGAGAAGCGGTATAAGGTCTTGACCGACATGATTAAGAAAGCCGCAATCGCTCAATTCCGTGACGGTGACAAGAAGGTGTCTATCGCTGGCTATGCCTATAATTGGGAGGTCAGCCGCACTTCTACCACGAAGATCGACAAGGACGCTATGGAAGCGGACGGCATTTTGGCGAAGTACACGACCACCGAGGACAGCTACCGCATTTCCCCGAAAGCGCTGAAAGTTGGTGATTGATTTGAGTGAGAAACGGGAACACCGGAAACGGTTAAATGAGCGCTTGGAATTTGCCGCCGAATTTGAACGATGGGTTGCCACTTGCCCTTCAGTTCTGACCTTTTGGAAAATTAAAAAATGGATAAAGGCTATGCCTAAAAGAAGGATTGACTCGTGAACGCAAATTGCCTTGATGAAAAAAGTAATTTCAAACTTTGCCCTTATCGCATTTTCGCGGAAGAACATAAGGGCATGGTGGTTGGTTCAAATGATTGCACCACGCAGGAGTTCTATCCGTGCGTGGGTGAAAAGTGTATTGCCTATCATGTAGGCATTTGCTTACGATTAAATCAAGCCTTGAAGGAGGTTTAATTATGAAATTTTCCAAGTTCGTGAAGTCCCTCGCCCCTGATGGCGGCGCTATCTACGAGTACATGGATGAACGCTGGCTTGCTTCCCCATCCGTACTTATGCCCATTCCCGATGGTATCCG